GAAAAAGTACACGTTCGGGGTGTTCTGCAGGTCCGGGTACAGGTACATGTTGCGGGACAGGCCGTCCGTCGCCGCCGAGTAGGTTTGCGCGGTCGCGTCATCCCAGAACCCGCCGAAATCCCCGCTTGAATCCGGCAGGCCGGACACGTAGACAAGGTTCTGATCGCCGAACGCGGTCACGTCCTGCTTGGCCACCACCTTGTTCAGCGTCCACGACGCCTGAAACGCGCACGGCGACGGCAGCGCGCCGTTCGTCACCGACAAATAGATGGACCCGTTACGCCCATGGTGCCTGACCACGTCTTCTCCTAGTTGTCGAGCGTTGCCAGGAGCTTCCTGGCGTGGTTGGTGAACGTCCGGTCAGCTACCGCCGCGCGGGCTTTCGCCGCCGCCTCTTCCGCATCCTCCGGGTGCTTGAGGGCCCACCGGAGAAGCTCACCCGCCTCCGCCGCGTCCGTGAACGCCGGCAGCATCCCGAACAGCGCGTCCGACTCCGGCCGTGGGTCCCGCGCAAACCACAAATCACACGCGGCCATCTCGATCTCCCGCGGCCCGCACGACCAGCCCTCGCCCAGGTGCGCGGCTTCCGCCTCGCGCCGGTACAGGTTCAGGCCCGTGCGGGACTGCCGGTAGATGTCCGCCGTCAGTTCGTTGCCGATGCAGCCGTCAGGGTTCGGGTCGGCGTACTGCCGCAGCGGCGAGTCCTCCGGCACGTCCATCCACGGGCCCGCCAGGCGCACGTCCAGGCCGTTCAGGCTCATCTGCTCGAAGAACGCCACCCGCGACGGGAACCCGCTGCCGACGAACGCGAAGTCCCATATCTTCTGCGCGGCCGGGTCCGGGTAGTGCACGTGCTCGCGGTAGGCGTGGGGCATGTAGTGCGCCGGGCCGAGCTTCCGGTAGGTGTCCAGGTTCACCGGGTCGTTCAGCAGGTTCAGGTCCGCGTGCGCCGCCCGGGCCAGCTGCTCGTCATCCTGGTAGGGGGATTCCGAGTGCAGCAGGATCACCTTCATGCCGCGGTCGCGGAACATGTCCAGGTACAGCGGCGGCACGAAGAACGCGCTGATCAGCAGCACCACGTGCGGCCACGACTGGAACGCCGCCGACAGAATCCCCTCGCCGGCCATGCGGACGGCGTCCTCCCGGGTGACCGCTTTGCGTACCGTCGTCGCGCCGTCGTCGGCGACCTCGCCGAGGGGGATGTGCGCGGCGTCGAACAGCTGGAGCCGCCGGTCCAGCTCGTAGGTGTACACCTCTTCGCCGAGGCCGGCGAGCGCCTCCACCCAGCCCGTGAACATGTCCGCCACCGAGAAGCTGGGCCCAGGGTGGCCAACCAGCCAGCGCATTACGCTCTATCCATGGACACGCTGACCGTCTTTCATTCGGATGGCGGCTTCGCTATCTGCCGGGCCACGTCAGTGAGCGCGCCCTGGTGGGAGGCGCCGCATTGCCCTAGCTGCACCTGCGCGTCCCCACAGGCCCGCGTAGAACACGGCAGCTATGTGACCTGCGGTCACTGCGGGAAGACCGGCATTGTTCCTAATGCCGGGCATGAAGCGGATTTCATGCCAGCGGGCGCATCGGTGACCACCGCCCCAGACGGCACCCAGACGTGGCACTGGGGGCCGGTCTAGGTCCCCACGTTCAGGATCAGCGAACAGGCAAGGAAGTCCACGCCGTTCCAGTTCATCAGGCCGTAAGCGGTCGCTTCGATCACCGCACAGTACGACACCTGGCCGCCCAGGGTCGGGTCGCGCTGCACCGCCGCGTGCACACTGTTGGTGCCCACCGGGGACAGGTAGCCGTCGAGGGCGTCCTGGCCGCTGGCCGAGTCGCCCTCGGACACGAGGATGATCGCGCGCAGCGTGTAGTCCGTCTCGTTCTCGAACGTCTGCGCATAGCGGATCAGGCTGCCGGTCTGCGGGGCGACCACGGCCATCGGCGGGTTGACCGCGCCGAACCGGTTCGCTGTCGCGCGCAGCCCGATCGAGGACGTGAGGTAGGCGGCGATGGCCTGCCGCACCGTAGGAAAATCAGGCTGCGTCACTACCATCCTTCCCTATGAGGTTCCATGAGGCGCTCCTGTGCGTGATCGCGGTGATTCTGCCGTTTACGGCGTGGGTTGCCTCTGGGTTGATCTGGTGGACGCCGTTCGCGGCGTTCCCGGTTTCGCTTGGCCTGATCTGGCTGGCTGGCTGGATGGTGGATCACACGTACGGCTGAGGTCAGACGCCGACCCGCTGGCCGGTGATGTACCGGTGCAGCAGCCACATCACCTGCGGGTTCTGCTGCACCCTGACCACCCCGAACTCGCCAAACCCAGCGACACCGAACGGCGCGTCCTTGATGCGGAAGATCTGCGCCGCCGCGATTAGCGAGGCGTTTTTGACGTTGAGCGGAACGGCGGCCCAGCCGAAGACGCCGGTGACCTGGATGCGGTCCAAGTGGCTCCACATCCACACGAACGGGAACAGCTTCCCTCCGGTGATCACTACCGCCGCCGTGTACGGCCACGCCTCGCCCTTCGCCGCCGCGTTGTACTTGCCCGGCGCGACCTCGAGCGCGTAGTCGGTGCCCTGGGTCCAGGTTTCCTCGAAGACGCCATCGCCGTCCCGGTCCACCTTCAGCGTCGTCACCGACACCAGGTCGTCGAGGGACTGGCGGGAGATCGACTCCGGGATGTACGTCCGCGTGTCGGTGCCGCGCCAGAAGTACCGGCCGGTGATCTCGTCGATCGCCCGGGACGCGCCCGCGGCGGCCAGGCCCAACTCGAAATCGTCAGCGGTGTCGGTGATGCCCAGGCGGGACTTCAGTTCTTCAGTTGTGCAGTAGTTCTGGCTCAGCGCTGAGGGGCCGACGGTCCAGGTGCCTTTGACGACGTCGGTGGCGGTGCCGGTGCCGTCCCAGGTGTAGACCCAGACGCCGTCGATCGTGCAGGCCACGTTCGCCGAATAGGTGCCCGTGGAGACATGCGTCACCGAGGGCGTGCTGGTGGCGCCGGTGGGGTCGGCAATTGTGAGCGTGACGGTCGTCGCGTCCGTCGGTACGCCGTTGACCTTGAAAACGTTCTGAAGGGTGGCGAACTCGTCCCCGGCGGCGTAGAAGACGGTCGCGCTCATCAGTGCTCCAGCCAGGCGGGGTGGGCGGCGAACCAGCGGACGGTGCGCTCCAGCGACTCGGCGAAGCCGACCGGCGGCTTCCACCCGGCCGCGTGGATCTTCGAGGCGTCCAGGGCATACCGGTGGTCATGGCCCGGCCGGGAGGAGTGGTAGTCCGCCCACTGGTAACGCAGCCGCTTCCCGGCCGCCTCCGCGATCAGTTCCGCCACCGCGAGCACGTCCTTCTCATCGCCGGCGACGTGCCACCGGTCCGGCCGGTCCGCAGCAGGGAACACGGCGGGCGTGGTTTCGGTGAGTACCCAGCGGAGCGCGTCGGCGAAGTTGCGGGCGTGCAGCCAGCACCGGGATGACGGCTGCCAGTGCTCCAGCCGCGCGGCCGCCGTGGCCATCCCCGGGTTCCAGCGGCCGTGCAGCGGCACCTCGGCGCCGGTGAGGACGGCCCTAGTGGCGAGCGGCACGAACTTCTCGGCACTCTGGCGCTCGCCAAACATGTTCATGATGTTCACGACCACCACCGGCAGGCCGAACGTGCGCCAGTAGGAGAACGCGATGGCCTCCTGGCACGCCTTACTCGCCGAGTACGGGTTCGACGGCATGACCGGCGCCCACTCGGCGTGCGCGGCGCCTTCCTCCGCCGGGCCGTACACCTCGTCCGTCGACACCTGCACGAAGTGGGTGAGATCACCGCCGCGGGCCCGGGCCCACTCCAGCATGGTCAGCGTCACATCCACGTTGTTGCGGACGAACGGCGCCGGGCCGGTGATCGACCGGTCCACATGCGACTCCGCGGCCAGGTGCAGCACGGCGTCCACGGCGCCGATCCGCTCATCCAGCCACGGATGCACCGGGGCGCGCAGGTCATGCCACAGCAGGCTCACCCGGCCCGGGTCATACCCCGCGCAGTCCGTGAGACGGTCCGGGCGGCCCGCGTAGGTGAGCCCGTCAAGGACCACCAGCTCCCAGCCGGTCGTGGTGAGAAGATGCTCGATCAAATGATGCCCTGCAAAGCCGGCGCCGCCAGTGATCAGAACACGCTTCATGTGACTCCCGGGCTCGAGGTGCCGGATGGAGTGACTGTGTGGGTGCCGTCGCGGGGGTCGGTTACCGACGGCGCGGCGGTGGCCAGTGCGGTGACCGACCGTGCGCCGTCGCGCGGGTCGGTGACCGTGGCCGCCGAGGTGCCCGGCGCGGTCACCGTGGGCGCCGACCGGGCGACCAGGAACGGCGGGGGCGGTGGCACCGGGCCAGCTACCTGGCGCCAGATCGCCCGGTGCGGCGGCCGCGGCGCGAACGGCTGCCGCCATTGCGGCCCGCGCACAGATACTGGCTGCGCGGCCAGGGTCGTCTTGGCGAGGACGCCTTTGCCGGTGGCCCGGTGCGGCGCGGGTGGCCGGTTCGTGACCGGCCTGGGCCGTGATGGAGACGCGCCTATTGGTGGTGGCGCGGCGAGCGTGCGCCAGGTGGCCCGGTGTGGTGCGGGGGTGCGTGGCTGCGGGCGCCACGGGGGTGGCGGGACGCGGGACGGCTGCGCGGCCAGCGTGGCGCCGGCCAGGACACCCTTGCCGGTGCCCCGGTGGAGTGCCTGCGGCCGGTTCGTGACCGGCTGAGGCCGGGACGGCGGCGTGGCCGTAACCGTCACAACGGCAGGCGGTGGCGCGGCTATGACCCGCCAGATGCCCCGGTGCGGCGATAGTGGCCGGTTCGTGACCAGTCGCGGCCGTGACGGGGGCACCCCGGCTGGTGGTGACGCGGCGAGCGTGCGCCACGCGGCCCGGTGGGCGGCTGGAGTCCGCGGCTGCGGGTGCCACGCGGGCGGCGGCACCGACGAGGGCTGCGCGGCCAGGGTCGTCTTCGCCGCGATGCCCTTAGCGACCGGGATCGCCCGGTGGGGCGCCAGGTGCTGGATGGCCGGCTGCGGCCTGGCCGGCGGGGTGGCCGCGGCCACGATGACGGCTGGCGCGGGGCCGCTGACGGCCCGCCATGCCGCCCGGTGCGGCGGCCGCGGGGCGGGCGGCTGCCGCCATGGGGGTGGCGGGACGCGGGACGGCTGCGCCGACAGGGTCGTTGCGGCGAGGAGGCCCTTGCCGGTAGCCCGGTGCGGCGACCGCGAAGACACCGCCGATGGCGGCAGTGTCGCCGTCAAGTACGGCGCCGCCGGGGGGGCGAGGATGCCCTTGGCGGTGGCGCGGTGCGGCGCCGGGTGGGCTATCGCGGGCTGCGGCCTCGCCGGTGGCACGGACGGCGGCTGCGCGGCCAGCGACGTCTTGGCGAGGACGCCTTTGCCGGTGGCCCGGTGGGCTGCGCGGGGCGAGATCGCCGACGGCGGCAGTTTCGCCGCCAGGTAGGAGGGCTGCGCCGGCGCGAGGACACCCTTGCCAAGCGCCCGGTGCGGGCCGGGGCTGCGCGGCTGCGGGCGCCACGGCGGCGTGGGCGCCACGGCGGCGGCTGCTGCTGCGGGCGGCGGGGCTGCGACGCCGCGCCACAGGATCCGGTGCGGGCCGGGGTGCCGGACGGGGACGGGCTGCGGCAGCGGGAAGACGATGGACGGCTGCGGCGACAGGGTCGTCTTCGCCAGGACACCCTTGGTGAGGGCGCGGTGGGCGGGACGGGGCGACACCGCCGTAGGCGGCAGTTTCGCCGTCAGGTAGGAGGGCTGCGCCGGGGCGAGCCGCCCGCGCCACACCGCCCGGTGCGGGGGCAGGTGCCGGATGGCCGGCTGCGGCCTGGACGGCGGCACCGACGAGGGCTGCGGCGACAGGGTCGTCTTCGCCGCGATGCCCCTGGCTACCGGGATCGCCCGGTGGGGCGCCAGGTGCTGGATGGCCGGCTGCGGCCGGGCGGGTGCCGCCGGGGCGGGCGGCACCGGCGCCGGGGCGCCGGCCAGAAGGCCCGCCGCCAGCGCGGCCCGCGCGCCCAGCCGCGCCCGGCCGGCCAGCCGGGTAAACACCCCCGGCTTCGGGGACACCGTATACGGCACCGTGGCGGCCGACCCCGCCATGAACGTGCAGATCGACGCGGCCACCGGGCCAGCGGCGGTGGAGAACGCCTCCGTGTCGGTGACAACCGCCAGCGACGTCCCCGTGTCCGCCTTATAGTCGGCGGCGATGTGGCCCTGGGTTTTGACACCCTGGTTCTGGGACGCGAACTCGGTGAACCCGGTTCCCGCCGACAGGGTCGTCTTGGTCGCCGAGGCGTAGTTGACACTGACGGCCGCCACTGCGCAGTCATGCTGCGCCGTCGTGGCGGAACTGGTCGCTATCGCCAGGCTGGTGACGGTACTGCCGCTGGCTGCGGTGCCGGAGACGTCCGGGACGGGGGCGGTGCCGCCGCCGGAGAACTCCACGATCGCGCCCTGGGGAGCGCCCCCGCCGGTGAAGGTGACGGTGAGCGTGCCGGCGGGGACGTTCGGGTAATACCAGATCTGGCTGTTAGCGAACGGACTGGTGGAGACCAGCGCGTCGGCGGCGGCGACATGCACCCATCCCGAAGCCACCGTGTAGGACGGCTGTGTGCTGTTACCGGTATCGACAATCGCCAGGACCAGCAGGTTCCCGGCGGTAGGCGTATAGGTGCTGCCAGAGCTGACGAATCCGCCGCTGTCCGCGACATGCGTGAACGCCATGTCAGCCGCCTGGCTTCACGTACACACCCCGGAAGGCGTCTCGCTCATCGGCTACCGCGTCCCACCCGGGCGGCGCGCCGCAGTCGTTCACGCTGATCAGCACCGCGCCCGGTGCCATCAGCGACCGGATGCGGGCCTCCAGCACCGCCTCCGCGTCTTCATCTTTGAGCGGGCAGTTGACGTAGACGATCCCGTAGTTCCCGTAGCCGTCCCAGGTGCGGGCGTCCGCCTCATGCACCGTGACCCCCAGGCCCCGCGCCACCGCAGCCAGCACGGGCAGCCGCTCGACCCCCTCCACCGCCAGCCCGCGTGAGGCGGCCAGCAGACACTTGGTGCCGATCCCGCAGCCCACCCCCAAGAACGACGCTACCGGGACGCGGGGAACCGCCAGATCAAGCAGCCGGGCGAACTCAGCCAGGCTGTACGGCTCCCACCCATAGCATTCCGCGTCGCCGGACCGCCCAGCCTGGGGGCGTGTCAGCCATTCGGCCTCCAGTCCGGCGATACTGGCCAGGTCCACATTTACGGGGCAAGGTCACAAGAGGCCACCAGGTCGCGCAGCCCGGAGTGCAGCCCGTAGATGCTCAGAGTCAGGCCCGTCGTGCCCGGGTAGACACCCAGGTAGAACGTGACCGGGTCCGGGCTGCCCCAATCGAGTGTCCCGCCTGCGGCGGGGGACAACTGGCCGCCCCCCGCGCTCGCGCCGGACGGGACCGCGTAAATCTCATACTGATACTCGCCGGCGGTGAAGCCGCTGCCCGTGGCATGCAGGAACCCGCCCGCGTCCACCGACAGGGCACACGACGCGCCCTTATCGTTGCCAGCGTGCGCGGCAGCCGGGACGGCGAGCACCAGCACGGCCGCGGCGAGCACCGCGGCAGCGGAGAGCCGGCGCATCACTCAGACCAGACCAGGTCGCAGAAGATCGGCGTCGCCGTGCCCACCGACAGGGTCACGAACACGCACACCGACGTGGACACGTTGATCATCCACTCCTGCCCGCCGGGCGGGAACTCCTCCCACATCGACCCGGACGTCTGCGGCACCGTCCACCAGCCGAGAATGTTCCCCAGCGTGGGCGCGATCGTGTACGACGGCGTCGACGTGTTGCTCATCAGCGACGCCGGCGCGGACGGGTCATGCGGCCGCGGCGTCACCGCCGAGCCGCCGGTCGGCGAGTTCGCCGTCCGGGCCAGCTTCACCGTCACCACGTTGTTCGCCGCCGCGCTCGTCGCGCCGATGGAGAACCGGATGCCGGTGATGCTGATCCGCTTCGTCGACGGGGTCGTCGCAAGGAGGATCGGCTGGTCGACTGTCGTCACCGAGATCGACTGCGAGCCGGACGAGGCGACATAAAGATCACTGAGCGCCATCGGGGATGAGTCCCTTCACTGTGATACGGGGGCACGGAACACCAGCGAGCACCGCTCACCTGGCACATCTTCGGCGGGAACGCAGTGCTCCCACTCCTCCTGGAACCCGGGCGGCATGAACAGCAGGTCCCCGTGCGCCAGCTGCACGAACGTCTCCACCAGGCCGCCACCCCGGCGCAGGCCGAACGTCCGGGTCACACCCAGGGACAGGACCGCCTGCGCGCCCCAGTCCCGGTCGTGATGCCACCCGCAGCCCGCGCCATCCAGATACGCCTGGTAACAGACGGCGGTGAACCGCACGCCCACCTCGGCGTCCAGGCCTGCGAGCAGCCACAGGCCCAGGTCAATGAACGGCTCCGGCCACTCCGTGACCGGCGGCCGGTCCTGCAGCAGCAGCCACCCCGTCGCCCGGCCCGGCTCCCGCTCGGGGTAGGTGAACACCTCACGCAGCGCCGGGAGAAGCTGGGTGTCAGCGCCGCGCCAGCCGCGCAGCAGCCGCCACTCAGCCACGTCCCGGCCTGCGGCCCGCGTACAGGTGGTACCGCTCGCGGATCGTCTCCTGCCCCGGCGGGTTCGGGTGATGCTTACGGCACACCACGTATGCCGTGCCCTGCACCGGCAGCCGCCCGACACGCCAGCATCTGGGCTGGTGGCAGTTATGTTTTCTGGCGGTCACGTACGCGTTCAGCGTCAGGCTGCCGCCGACCACCAGCACCCCGAACAGCCCCGAATAGAACAGGTAGAACGACCCGCCGTCAGTGCCGAGGACGTGAGGCCAGTGCATCAGCCCTGCGCGGCGATCAGATCCGCCTTGGACATCCCGGCGGCCTCGTCCTCAGCCATGCCGTGCGCCTTGACGTACGCGATCCACGCGGCCTTCGGCGCGTTCACCGCGGGCTTGGGGACGGGGGCGTCCTCCGGGGGTTCTGCGGGGCTCTCAGCGCCGCGTTCCTCCACATCGGCGTCCTTGACCGCGACCGGGATCGCGCTGCCCTGCGCGCACAACCCGGCGCCCTCCTCGTCGGGGACGTCGAAGTCCACGCCGACCGCCGGCCACGCGCGGCCGTCGTACCGGCCGCCGGATCGCTGCTCGATCATCCTGATCTTCATGCGAACAACCCTTCGTACGCCTCAGCCCACCGGGTCCAGCCGGCGTCGATCGTCCACGCCCGCGCCGCCTCTTTCGCCTTCGCCCCCATCGACCGCCGCAGCCCCTCATCGCCCGCAAGCTCCTCGAGGTACTTCAGCCACTCATGGTCCTGGCGCACCAGGAACCCCGTCACGCCGTGCAGCACGAAACTGTTGTACGGCTCAATGTCGGAGGCGATCACCGGGATGCCCCGGGCCCCGTACTCCAAACATTTCACAAATGATTTCGATTTGTTAAATGTGTTCAGCTGCAACGGTGCCAGGCCGATGTCCCAGTCGATCGCCGAGTAGAACCCCTCCGGGTCATCAGTGACATGCACCCACGGCACGAACCCGCACCGCTCATGCCTGACCGCGGTCCGGTAGTCGGCGCCGATCATCACCGCATCCCACCCGGGGTGCCGGTTCAGGAACTCCCGCAGCGGCCGAGCGATCTGGCGGATGTCGGTGCCGTGAGATGCGCCGCCGTGCCACCCCACCGCCGGCCGGTCCCCCGCCGGAGCGGGCAGGTCCAGCACCCACCCGGGGACGTGGTTCGGCAGCACCGCCACATTCGCCGCGTACTGCCGCATCACCTCCGCCAGCGGCTCCGTGCTGACGGTCACCAGGTCCGCGACCTGCGCCGCGTGGACCACCGCGTCCCGCACCTCCAGGCGGGAGAACTGCTGCCACGCCGCGAAGTTCACCGGCTCGATGCTGAACACGTCATCATCAAGCTCATACACCAGCTTCGACGTGAGCGCCTGACGGCGCCACACCCCCAAGCCCGCGTGGTTGTCCCACTTCTGCGCCACGATCACGTCATGACCGGCCATCGCCGCCTTCGTGACACCCCCGCCGCCGTCCCGCTTCGCCGAAGACACCGCCGTGGTCCCATATCCGTGCTTCGCCAGCTCGGCGAACGGCATGATCACCCGGTACCAGGCTTAAAGCGCACCCGGAGCCGCCATCATGGCCGCCGAAGATCCTCACGGGTGCAAACTCACCGGCAACCGCACCGACCCTTCCCGCATCAGATGTCCCGCGCGGAGTGGTGCCAGTGCACGGTTACCTGCGGCACGAACTCCCACGACCGCGCGGCGGCCACCCACCGGCTGATCACGTCCCAGTCCGCGTCGCCGCCCCACCGCCAGTTCGCCTGCCGCAGCAGCCCTGCCGAGTGCACCACCGCGTTCCCGTCGATCCGCCCATGCGCCGGGGTGCCGTCGCCGATCACATCCCATGGCCGGCCGTCCAGGTAGCGGCGCATCTGCGTATACACCAAGTCCGCGCCGCCGCCGAGCGCCTTCGCGCACGCGGCGAGATGGTCAGGGAGGTACTCGACGTCGGAGTCGAGGTAGGCGATGTGCTCCCCGGCCGCCAGGTACGTGCCGACCAGCGCCGCGGACACCGCCCGGGAGCCCCGCGCCCCACGGGCGCCTGGGGAACCCGGCGGCTGCCCTGCGCCGTCGCCGCCGTAGAACCCGTGCCAGTTCCGGCCCAGCTCGGCGAGCACCCGCTGCCCCGCCGGGCCGTAACCCAGGTTCCGCAACTGGCCCCGCAGCTGCGGGTCAGGGCCGTCAGCGACGATGACGTGCTGCCAGTCGGTGAACACCTGGGCGTTCAGGGACGCGATCGCCCGCCGCAGGTCCGGCCACTGCCGGTACGTGGGCGTGACGACCGTAATCACGGCGCCAGCTTGTCGCAGCGCATCACGTCGATCACGTGGCCGCCGCGGGTGATGGTGCCGGTGACCTGGTATCCGATGCGGCGGCAGATCTTCTGCTGCCCGGCGTTGTCCTGCCGTACCTCCGCCCACATCGGCACCCCGCGGGCGTGCGCGCGGCGGACGTTCTCGATGGTGACCGCCTCGCCGAAACCCTCACCGCGGCGGCTTGCCCTCACCCCGGTGGACGACCAGGCGCGGCCTTCGCCGTCCCAGATGAGCAGCCCGTAGGCGACCGGCTCATCGTCGAACATGAGGAAGCCCTCCACCTTCCCGGTGGCGATCTTCTGCTCGTAGAATGCCCGCTGCTGCCCCGGGGTGATCTGGGAGGTGTCCCTCGTCATCCACTCGGCGCACTCGTTCCGCAGCACCCGCAGGTCTTCGGCGGCCTCCAGGCCGTCAATGACGCCGAACGTGATCATCGTTTCTCCGCGAACTCGATCACCGCATCCGCCACCCGGCGGCGTTCCGTCTCGGACAGCGCCCAGTGGACGGGGATGCAGCACTCGCGCTCGAAGAACTCGTCCACGCCCGGCAGCGGGCCCGCGGCGAACTCGCGGAAGCACGTCAGCCGGTTCAGCCGGCCGTGGACCCGCGACACCTGAATCCCACGGGCGCGCATGTGCGCCTGGAACGCCGCGCGCTGCGCCCCGTCGCGCCACAGCAGCGTGTACAGCCACCACGCGCCCTCCGAGTACCGCCGCGCCGGCGCGGCCTGCATAAGGCCGCACAGCGCGTCGTCGTAGAACGCCGCGTTGCCGCGGTGCGCCTTCAGCACCCGCGGCAGGTGCGCCAGCTGGGCGACGCCGATGGTGGCGGCCACGTCGTTCATGTGGAACTTGTAGCCCCATTCGGGGATGTCCGCGTCCACCCGGGCGTCCGCCTGCTCGGCGTCCCGGTCGATGCCGTACCAGCGCAGCAGTTTCCCGCGCCGGTAGTCCGCCGCGTCCCTGGTGGTGAGGATGCCGCCGTCGATGGTGGTGATGTGCTTGATCGCCTGCAGTGAGAAGCAGGTGAAGTCCGCCGACGGTGCGCCGACGGGTTCCCCGCGCCACGACGCCCCGAGGGCGTGCGCGGCGTCCACGATCACCGGGAGCCCATGACGGCGGCCGATGTCTGTGAGCGCGCCTATGTCGCACGGCTGCCCGCCCCAGTGCACCGCCAGGACCGCCCGCGTGTCGGCGGCCAATTTCCGCTCCGCGTCCAGCGGGTCAATGTTCCCGGTGGCCGGGTCGATGTCCGCCCACACCGGGCGCGCCCCTTCGGCGAGCACCGGCAGCACCGTCGCCGCGCACGTCATCGGCGTCGTCACCACACTGCCGCCGCGGACCCCCGCCAGGCGGAGCGCCAACTGCAGCGCTGATGTGCCGCTGTTGACGGCGAGGACGTTCCGGTTCCCGACGACCGGGGCCAGGGCCGCCTCGAACTCCTCCACCTTCGGCCCCTGCCCCACCTGGCCGCTGTACAGGGTCTCAGCGAGCGCCGGGAGAAGTTCCTCCCGCGGCGGGACGTGAACCTTGAACAGCGGGATCAGGTTTGCTGCCAGGGCCCCGGCCCGTCCCCGTAGTCCGTGCTGAACAGGGCCTGCGAGCCACCCGGGGGGCTGTCGCCCACCTTCGCCCACCCGCCGGCGTCGCCGGACCCGTCGGAGGTGTCATACGGCTGCCAGTCCCGCCCCGGGGGCGACACGATCGGGTCAGGTGCGTCAGGCACTGGGGGTCCCCTTCCACGTGACCGGCGACGGGCTGTAAGAGTTATCGATCCGCTCCGCCAGCTTCCCCACCGGGATGTCCTCCATCGGCCCCACCGCCGGATCCGCTGTGTCTCTCGCGGCCGGCATCGGGTCCACCGGCACCGACCCCGGCGCCGACATCGCGTTCGCGTTCGAGCTGGTGGTGTTCCCGCCGGACATCGACGACACCCACAGCGCCGTCTTCGCCAGCGGCAGCCCCGACAGATCCTGCACGGCTAGCCCACCGCCCGGCCGCCGCGCAGCACCCGGCCGCCGCCCGCGCCGGTCCCGTCCGGCATGTTCCCCGCCGCCCCCGGCAGCTGCGGGCCACCGCCGTACGAGCCGTCGATCGCCTGCGTCCAGTCGTTGTGACCGGAGATGTTGTCCTGCACGGTGTCGGTCTTGTTCGTCCCCGAGATCGCCGACCCCGGCCGGGTGTAGGTGATCGTGTCCGCGCCGCCAGCCACGTTCTGCGCGCCCATGCTGCCAGGCGCGCCGGTGTTCGCCGTGTGCGCCGGGGTCAGGCCGGAGATTCCCTCGTAGTTCTGCCCGTCCTCGAGCGTCGGGTCCGCCTGGTTCGCCGGGCCGCCACTTCCGGGGGCACCCGTGGACTGGGGGATAGCCGAACCGAACAGGCTAGTGGCGTAGTTCCCCGGTTCCAGCGTTGGATCCAGGCCGGCGATCTTCACGCCAGCCGCAGCCTGCGGCGGCGACTGCTGCTCGTCGGTGCCGCCACCATCGGGCGTCTGATGCGGAGGCAGGTTCGCCATCGGTCAATCCTTTCCTCTGAGCCGGGTAGTTGCCTGAAGCAACTCGCGCACCAGCGCCGGATAGTGGCTTACCACGAACGCCACCAGGTCCTCGGCACGCTGGCCCGCAGGCTGCCGCGTCACCCACAGCTCCAGGTTCTCCGGCCGGTTGTCGTCACGGATGCCGTTCTTGTGGTGCACGTTCTCGAACTTCTCCAACCGGCGGCCGAGGATCTCCTCCATCACCGCCCGATGCTCCAGCTTCCCGTCACCGCGAGTCCGGTAGCCCTGAGAGCCGATGAAACCCTGGCTCTTGCGAGGGTCCGCGCCCCACTTGCCGACCGCGTCACCAGAATAACGAAACCGCTGGTAGTGCATGTTGCACCACCCGCGAGACTTCGGCTTCCGCTCGCAGCCATCTACCGCGCACGTCATGCCGTCGTATTTTGAGTTCCGCGCCCAGCTCATCGCTTCGGCGGTGCCAGCCGTTCCGTGACGCCTAACCCGCGCGTAGTGCACATTGCAGTAGCCCTGCGCGTGGCTAGGCTTCTCGCAGCCGTCCACCGAGCATGTGCCGCCCGGGTTCCAGTTTCTGACACGACCGGGGCGGCCGTACCGGAGGAAATGGTTGTAGTGCACCTTGCAGTAGCCCTTGGCTGCGTGCTTGCCCTCACAGCCCTCTACTGAGCAGCCGCCGCAGGACCTGATGTAGGGCTTGATCGGCGTTATCTCGCCGGTCTTCATGAACTGGTCGTAATGCGTCCTGCAATAGCTGCGGACGTACACCTTACGGTCACAGTCACCGGCGGCACATGCACGAATAGGCTTAGGCATTGCTGGCGCCCTC